TTCCACTGACCAGACTTTGTTTTAAGACTGACCTCAATGATGTGGTCAAGTCCGAGTGGAGACCACACTGCGGTCATCCATTCTTGGGCTTCTGTTTTCATGGCTCCTCGTTATGTATTTATATTTTTGATAATAGGTGGATCGTACTCTACAGATCAGGTCTTTGGCAAGGCGTTGTCGCCTCTCCATGAGGCAGGATGCAGGCGCATCTTCTTATTCCGGTGGACAGTCTTGACTTGCTCTGGTCGAAACGTCCGGTGTAGAACTACCCCTCGGTATCCCCCGATTACATCAATGTGCTCGGAGACAGACCCATCAGGGAGTTCGGTCTTTGTGTGGTATAGAAACTTAAATCTTCCTTTTATATCTCTGATTGTTAGTTCAGTTCCGCGAGTAACTTGACGCTTATTAATGGTTGCAGAATCGCTTACAGTGACACCTTCTTTAGGGGGTGATAGTTTAAGTCTTTTCCGTCTTGCCATTGCTTCTCCGTTCAAACTCCGGGGCTACCGGGGTCTTATCTTGCTCCCTGAATAAGGGAATGATTTTAGCTATGGTTTCTTCTTTGTCAACTTTTGCTGGAGGCATAGTGAAGTCAGCATCTGAATCAAACTCAGTGTTACTCACATACACTATATTACTCCTCTTCTGACAGTGATAGTGGACGAAACTTTTTGCTGGTTTCAATCCGTAGTTTGGTTGCTGGATCTAACTGCTTTATTGCTCTTTTGACTATGTGTATGTGTCTCTTGGCATACTTGGTTGCATTGTCAAAATCAGTGAAATCAGACCAGATTCCACAGGAACACTCAGCCCTGATCCCTCCCTTGGCCATATCAGTAAACTCAATAAAATGACCGGGTGCTTTTGTGTAAAAGCTTCTTGTAAAGGTTCCTTTGTGTTCGTATGACACTATTCTCCTAGTCCTGCCTGGCGGATAACCTTCTCGTTGCTCATAAGGAAGTCTACGAAATCTTGGTTGACTAAGCAAAGTGAGGATCTGTTGTCCCTGATAAGTTGGATTGCTCGCTCTGGAGAGAACCCATCGGTGATCAGCATCATCGCTGCAAATAAAGAGGAGCGGTTCAACCCTGCTTGGCAGTTTACTGCAACTCGGTATCCATTAAGCGCCCATGCTTCATAAGCGTCAGGGAGAAAGTTCAAGAGTCGCTGTGCGTCTTCGTTGGTTAGACCAGCATCGTTGATTAAGTAGCGGTACTCAAAGACTCCAGGAGCAGAAGGACTAGAGAAACCATACAGATTAATACGGACATCAATGCTGTCTGTTGTGTAAATCTTTGAAAATCTTGACCCAGCAGACGGGGTAATGTATGTGTCTTCTGTACTTGGGGTCTCTCCAACATAAAAATCTGGACGACCTTCAATAGAAATCAAAGACAAAGGAGTCTTTGGCTCAACCTCAGCCCACTGTTCGTAGGTGAGCTCTCCAAGACCAGCAATATGGATTTTTCCGGTATTCATTATTTTCTCCTAATAGTTTTTGTTTGATGTGCAAAGCATAACATGTCATGTATTACTCTGTCAAACCGGGGTCTTCGGCGTATGTCCACATCGTTCCATCTTCTGATACATCAGTAGAGAATGTAGCAGACTCAGCCCATTCTCTTGCGGAGCGCATTGTGTCTACTGCTCCTGCTTGAACTACTGCGATTGCTAGTGTGTACACCACATCGTCGTTGTTTGGATCAACAAACCCAGGTGTGCCAAGCTTTAGCGTGTCGTACTCATCGCTAACTTCTGTCCACCTCACAAGTGAACATTCTTGAGAGTTATGTTCATCAAAAACTCTCTGGCATCGGCGACGTGGCGTAGGGGGACTTTACCTATCCACTTAACACAACTTCGCTTTGTTCCGTCAGTCATTGGGAAAGAGTCTACGAATGTCTCTTCAATATCAATTCCGTAAGCAATTGCTCGCTCAAGGTGCTTTGATAGATCAACTAAGACTTGCTGAGGATTTCCAAACTGCGTGTGTTCAATGTGGATGTTGCCGAAGTCTTCGACTACCCACTTGGTGCTCATAGCAAATCATCTCGAATTGAGGCTACAGCAGCAATCAAAGAACCGACGAGGACTACAACCCCAACCTCAAACTCACCAAACAAAGCAAGGATTGATCCTGCAAAGAACAAAGCAATGCAGGCTATAACGTACGGAGAAAGCTTCATTCAACTTTTCCTTCCACAACTGCAGGGTTCAAAACAATCGTAGTAGAACCAAAATCTACTGCAACTCGTCCAGATCGGATGCCTACGCACTTACCTTCTTCTGTGCTACCAGCAACACGACAGATTGATCCTAGGCCAAAAAGACCAGATCGCCAAGGTGCCCACTTCCTTGCTTCTGCCTTCTTTGCTTCCTTGTAGGAGTCGTCCCACAGATCTTCTGGGATAGGCTTACCAGAGGATGCGTAGTACAGAAGACCAAAGACTTTAGGGATGTCTTCTGTGGGAATTTCCCACAAAAGGCAAGTTAAGGCAAAGTCTTTAGCAATGTCGGAGATTAGGCTAGCGGAGTATCCAACTTCTCCAATGGTCGTGTCGAACGAATCAATCCATGAATTGGGCTTAGAAGGTCTTCCATTGACCATGTTGATCTCCTTAGTAGGCTTAATTGTCTAGAAACGTGCAGTGATCTTTCGTCCGGTGTCATTGATTCGGCTTGGTCAAACCACGGCGACATAAATCTTTCTGCAGTGTGCTTCCCACCAATAAACAATGACCCAAATGTTAGTGAAGCAATAGCAGTCGGGGTCCACCAACCTGGGGCTGATGGGTCCGTCTCCACTACTCCCCAAGAGGCTCGGTAAGTCTCAAAGTCTTGTTGCTTCCCAGACCACTTAGTAGTGATAACAGGAAAAGTTTGATCCGAGCTTTTGATCTTTCTTCCTGAGAATGAAGTCTCCCTTGCCCAAACTTTAGAAGCGTCAACAGAACTTCTTGGGTAGGAAAGAGAAATTATTGACATAAGAGAGTCAAAAGCTCCTGATGGATCAACTAAGCGAAGTCGGTGCTGCTCTGGAACAAGCTTCTTAATCTTCTTCTCGTTTGCCCAAGGGTAAGCCGGAACAATCAAGTTCAGTTGCTCGTTCAAGTACAGTGACATTCCACGGTGTACTTTCTTTCGAAAGTCGTCATCTTCAAGATACTGCCCGTGGCCCGGTCGCTTGGAGTAAAAGTCAGACGACAGACGCGCGTAATCACTGAGTGCAGTTCTGCATCCGTTAGCCACAGAGTTTGGATCTGGCTGGTCAATGAAGACCCCAGCCAACATCCCTTGGTCGTAAGCGTCCGAGAGAGTTGCAAATCCGTGGTAGGTGTAATTCGAAACTGGAGCAGTCGGAGACGACAAGCCAATCAAAACTGGCTGAGTGATCTCTTCAACCGCTTGAGGAAATACGTGCGTTACGTTCTCGTCCGAGTTAGCCATAGCCCAGCTAATCAAACTAGCAAGTGTTCCTTCGCGCTTCTTAGAGCACGCTCTAGACGAAGTACCTGTGATTAAAAGTGTCATTGTCCAATTCTTCTAAAGAGATAAAGCAGGGGCCACTTTTGCGGGTTCGGGGTGCATGTGGCCCCTGCTCTATCGGACTAGAAAGAGGGCTTGCTAGCAAGGCTCTCTTCGTCGCTCGGGCTTGGTGCAGGTGCCGGAGCGGGGGCAGGTGCTGGTGCGGGAGCAGGGGCAGGAGCCGATGCAGTCGGAGCCGGAGCTGCCGAGCCTGCAACAGGAGCAACGTTCTTAACGTCGTTCTTTGGCTTGCCGTTGTACTCGCCCTCAGTCACCTTGATCTTTACGGTGCGACCAACGAGCTTCTTGCAGGCTTCTTCACCTGATGGACGGTTAGTCCGGAAGTAGTCTGCGGTCAGACCAAAAGCGGCCATTTGACGGAAGAAGATGCCAAGCGCAGTCGGGTTCTCAGGAGAGATAACGAACTGCGTGAACACCAAGCGTCCCTTGTGGGGTCCCATATCGGCAACCTCAAAAGTGACCTTGTACATATCCTTGCCAGTAGACGAAGTCTTAGGCGAGGCATCCTTCACCGTGGCGGTGTAATCTCCAGCGGGGATGGGGGAGTAATCTCCACCACCACTGGTGTCTTCTGCGCTGTCAAGTAGCGCGTCCCATGCTGTTGAAGCCATGTTTATATTCCTCTCGGGTTTGATAGCCGTTTATACGGTCTATTCAGTAGTGGCTGTTGCTCCGACCGTACCGTAGATACGTTCGATCATTCTGGTGATGTTCAGGTCGCCTTCTTCAACGACCTCACCAAGACGCCCGCCAACTCGCTCGCCAGCAACTGCATCCTCATTAGGACCAATTACAAGACGACGAACACGAATGTTCGGTTGCGTTGGGTCAGGATTCGGGTATTCATCAACACGAAGGTGTCCGGTGATGTCAAACAAGTAAGGCAGAGTAACACCTGACTTGCCCTGCAACCAAGGACGCTTCTTGCCGTTTTGATCCTCAGACTCCATTGCAATCAAGATCACAGAAGTAAGAGGGTTAGTTGGGTGCATCGTCAAATCGCGCAAGTCGCGGAGAAGACCAGTGGTGGAACGAAGAATCTCGCCCCAGTCCTGCATCTTAACCTGACTACGACCAGCAACGCTGTCAACGATCTTGACTTGTGCCTCAGTGACACTGTCAATAATTACGCTCTTGAACGGATG